TGTTCCACCATTGAGTACCCATATTAGATACACCATTTGCTCCAAGTCCGTTAGCACCAAATCCTCCTAATGCTTGAACATAAAGTTTTGCAGCTTTAGATGAAATGTATAAGAATAAATCTTCTTTTCCATATAGTGCAGCAGGAATAGCTTCAACAACGTCAGATAATTTCTCTACGATGTTAGCAGCAGTTAATGCAACAGAAGTTAAAGCCTGACCTGCAGGTACATCTCCTGCAGTTACAGCAGCAGCGATTAATTTTTCAAATCCATCAAATGAATTTTTAGACCCTGCAGTAGTATCTCCTTGCCAAATGTTAAACTCAGTATTTTGTGCAACCTCTGAAGCAACGTGTGCTATCATAAAGTCTGCAAATTTTGGAGGTAAAGACTGACCTAAACCATATCCCATTTGCTGAGATTCCCAATCGTTTACGAAGTCATACTTACATAATTGTAAATTTACTTGTAATTCAGTTGGTTGTAAAATTCTTTCAGTTAATGTTACAGTTGATGTTGGGTTAAAATCACATCCTGCAGCAGTTACGATTGCATCTGTCGCTAATTTCTTGATTACTTCTTTAAAAGCAATGTTAGATTTTACTGTGATTCCTCCATCGTCAATAGTTGATGCACTCAATAAAGCAGCAGCGATATACTCGCCTGCAAATTGTCCTGCATAAGTCGTAGTGATGTTTGTTGTAGTAGCTAGTTCTACATTTTTTAAATTACTCATTCTATTTTATTTATTTAATTTATTTAATACTCTATCTAATGTTGATGTAAATTTACCTTTTCCAAATTCTACTTTGTTTATTGTTTTGCTTTTAGATTCAGGATTGTGTTTAATTGGTTTTGCAGCAGCTTCTGATAATTCAGTTTTAACCTCTTCAGGAATTTCTTCTGAAAACTCTTCTTTTACAGTTCTTGACTTTAAAGGTGCTTGTACTTCATTTGACATTTCTTCTTCTTGCATTTTACTTTCTTTGTCAGCCTTTAAGTCTGCAATCGCATCTTCTAGGTTTTGGATTCTTTTTTCCATTCCCTCCCAATCTGCAACATCTGCCATTTCTTCTTCTTTTTTTTCTTCTTCTTCTGCTAGGTCTTCAGTAATTTCTTCTCCCTCTTCTGTTTCCTTTGCAGGCACTTCATCAGATACTTCTCTTACATCTCCGATAACACCCTCTTCTTCAACTACAACTAATCTACCATCTTCAAGTAAATATTCTCCAACAGGCATTGCTACCTTTTCGTCATCAGTTACTATAAAGATTTCTTTTCCTTTCTCAAATGATTCTGCACTTACTATTGTGCCATTCTCTAACTTGGTTTCTTCAAGTTTTACTTCAATATTTAGAAGTGTTTTAATTTGATTTAACATTTCGGTTGATTTCATATTATTTATATAACGATTATTAATTTAAATTTTGCATTTTCAGTTTGAGCCTGTAATATTTCCTATGCCCTGCGCACCAATAGACCCATCACAACAATCTCTAGAATATGTATTGGTATCCCAACATAAACAAGCACGTGAACTTCCCTTAGGGCTTGTTCTACTGCCTATGTAAATGCCTTTGTTTTTTGGTCTATTTCTGTTCATCAGTTAAGATTTCAATTATTTTTAGTAAGGTCTCTTTATCACTTTGACTTGACATATCTTCTTTAATTTCTTCTTTAGGCGATTCCATTTTGTCTGCAAAATAACCCTCAATAGAAAAACCTTTAACTTTATTTGTTCTAACGTATTCATTCCAAATTTCTTCATTATTAACTTTTACTGCTCCCATCCAAGTTCCAACAGGCACATTCAATCCATACTTTCTAGACTTGTCTTGTACCTCATCTTCAACTATCCAAGATTCCACTAATGTTAAACCTTTTAAGTCTTTAGAGTGTTCTAAGGTTGAATTGTTTTGATAGCCATTTCTTAAATACATTTGTGATGCTTTTGAAATAGTATCTTTAGAGAAAAATATGTAATAATCTCCTTGTTCGTTTTTTCTGTATATTGGTTTATTAGGTATTAATAAAGCACCTAGTAATATTCTTTTTTCTTTGTCTATTTCTGCTAGTTTTACTTCCTCACCTTTTAAGGCTACAAAATCAGATTCTATTGCAGGACTTTCTACGATTGAAATTGCTTCAATTCCACTTTCTTCTTGTTCTTCGTCTAATATTAATTCAACTATTCTCATAATGTTATAACGTATTAAATTTTAAATTTTGCTTTTTTAACCTATTGAAGCATCATCAATTATATTTCTATCTAATTCTTGTGCAGTTGTTACCTCGCTAGAAACTACAAATGCCTGAACGGGTTGTTGTGTTTGTCCACCTATTGCACTTGCTAATTGATTTGTTCCACTTGCACCTACTATATTAAATGCAGGTGGTATTGATGGGGTTGGTGGTATTCCTGATGGTTTTGAAGGTGATGCTGAAGCACCTCTACCTGATGGGTCTTGTCTTTTTATTGTTGCAATATTCTTAACTGCAACTGCTGCTGCTAATCCTGCTGAAACAATAGGGTATGCAGGAAACGCAACAGTAATAGGTGATTTCTGTGCAGTACTATAAGCATTTTGAACACCCTCTACACCACTAATTGTAGCACTAGCAATAGCAAATGCTTTTCCTACTTTAGAATCTTCTCCTGCTAATTGTGCAATTTGATTAAAAGTATTTTTAGCATCTGACAAGGTTTGTTTTGTTCTTATTTCTTTTAACCTTTTTTGCTTTTCCTCGTTTTTATCTTTTGCATCTGTAATTTTACCATCATAAAAAGCTATGATATTTGCCTTTTCTTCTTCTGTTGCTTTTAACCTTTCAAGTTCTGCTATCTTTCTTTCTTTCTCTAATTCAATTTTTTGTATTTCAGTTTGAGCCTTTTCGTTTTCTTTTTGAATTTCTAAATCTTTATTTATTTTATCAACTGCAGCCTGCCTATCTGCTTCTACTTTTTCAGCTTCTTGTATTTCTAAGGCTTTTGCATCTCTTATAGCTTTTAACTCTGCTTCCTCTTCCCTTTTTGCTGCTACTATTTGACTTGTTACTAGCTTTTGTTTTGTTAGCCTAGCTGCTTCTAAATTAATTAAATTAGCTTTTAATTGTGCTTCTTCTTCTAAGTCTTGTTTTGTAGACCTTGCTAAAGCATTTTCTGATGTCTTAGCTTCAAGCCTTAATCTAGCTGCTTCAATTTCTTTATTGGTTATTTCTTCCTCTAATGCTCCTGCTTCCTTTAAAAATTCAATTCTTTCTTTAGCAGTAAACTTTTCTTTATTAGCTGCCTTTTCTAATAACTCTGCACGTTTCCTATTTGCTTCTGCCCTATCTACAATATTTTTTCTATCTATCTTATCTGCCTTTGCTCTTTGGTCTGCTATTTGACCCGCAATGACTGCTTCTTCTTTTAATTCTTTTACAAACCCTTTAGTTGATTCAGTTACTTTGTCTATTGTGTTTTTAACTCCTGTTAAAGTATCTACATAAGAACTTCCTGCATTTTTAGCTTCTTCTAAAGCACCTTTAAAGTCTCCACTAAATACTTTTTTAATAGCCTTTCCTAAAAAACCAAAAGTATCTATAAGGCTTTCAATTCTATTAGTGATATTTTCTTGAATTGCATTTTTTAAATTAATTAAAGCCTGTTTAGGATTTTCAAATGCTGCAATAATACCCTCGCCTAAATCTGCTAATAAATCAACTAGGTTACCTACAACTGACCCGATGATTCCCAATAATTTTGCAAACTTGTTTTGACCCTCTTCTGAGGATTTAAACGCAGTTGTAACTGCAGTTATAGCAATCAATAATGCGCCTATCCCTGTTCCTATTATAGCAACCTTTAAAAGATTCATTCCCTTAGTTGCACCACCTAAACCACCTTTAAGGTTTTTTAATCCTGATACTAAACCCCCTGTTTGCTTATCCACTAAACCTAAAGCACCACTATAATCTGCAGCATTTTCTGTTGCTTCCTTTAATTCTTCATTTGCTTTTTTTCTATCCTTATTTAAGTCTTTTAAGGCAATCTTTTCATCTTTTAATGCTTCCTTTTTTTGCTTTAAAGCATCCTTTATTTTCTTTTGTGCAGCTAAGTCTGTTTTAGATGTTTTATCTAACTGCTTTTCATATTGACGAATTTCTTTCTCTAAATCATCAATTAAACTTTCTTGTAATTTTAATGACTTATTAAGTTCATCAACATTTGCCTGTGCATCTGCAGTTGATAGCTTTAAAGTATATTCCTTTTCTATTGCCATTTGATAGTATTTTTAATATGTTTTAATCCTGACTTTAAATTTTTAGGCAAAGCATTTTTACCCTGTGCAATTTTTATATTTTCCGTTTCTCCTTTTGCTATCTGCAATAAGTCTATTATATTTTTTATCATAATGTTGTGAATGAATATGGTGCTGATGGTGACGATGCGTTTAATAGAACATCATAAGCAACAATAGTTACAGAATAAGTTGTTCCTGATGTTAAGCCTGTAATCGTATCTGAATAGGTTGTTTGCAATGGTTGTGCCATTGACCCACCAACAGGGCTTCCATTAAAAGATACAACGTAATAAGACATAGTAGTTCCATCAGGTGATACAGATGGATTCCAATTAATAGTAACAGATGTTGTTCCTATATTAGTAGCATTAACCCCTCCTACTGTACTAGGTGGTGCTTCTGATGTTGTAGTTAATGTACTTTTAACATCATTTAATAATTCAAAGTCTGTTTTCCCTGTTGTTAAATTAGTTGTTAGAGAATTTATCTTGTAATTATTCTGACCTATTTGTATAAGGTTATTTAACTGCAAATTATAATAAATCTTCATAGGTAGGTATGCAGTAACCTTTGTCAATCTTCTTCTATTATTAAATACGTTAC